CGTTATTTTCGGGGACGGGGGATATAGCGCCTTTCGGCTTATTATCTTCATTATCAATAGAAAATCCAAATAACTTTGCCATCGTGTAATTTTAAACTTTCTAATATTTAGATGACTTGAGAACCTGAACTATTATTCTTATCAGCAGCTTCCCACCACTGAACTTGAAGATCTACAGTAAATTCTTCAATTTCATTTTCATTGTTGTAAGAAAGATCAATCTGAGAAATATTAGTTGGGAATACACTATGAACAATGTATTTTCTTAAAACATCAATATCACCACCTTGAGTTCCAGGAGTATTTAATGAAGTTCCTGGACCCTTAGATAATTGAGTTACATTCATATCTACCATATACTCCTCAGGCTCAATTTCACCACTTCCATCAGAAACTTTTACAATGTAATTCATCCATCTTTCAAAGATATTTCTCCACTTGAAGTCAGTATCGTTGATAACTGTAATGGTCCAGATATCAAATGTTCTGTCTCCAGCGATTTTTAAAGTTCTTCCTCTAAAAGGAACTGGAATTTCAGTAATAGTGGATGCAGGAAGACCAGCAGATTTGATCATCATATAATCATCTTGTTCAATCTCATCCCCAGTTGGGGGTAAAGTAAATGTTCCAGATGGACTGCTACCAAAACTTACTTCAAATAGATTACTACGAGCTCCTCCACCTTTTAGCTGCTTTTTGAACTTTTCAATAGTTCTATCTTGAAACTGTGGCATTGGTTTTTCTCCTAATTAAATTAAACTGTACCTGCGACGGTCTGGAATGAAACTCCAGTTCTCGTAGCAACAAATGTAAGTCCAATAAAGTTGATTGAACGAGCTGGTTTTACGTAGATGTCTGCTATAAATTCATTACGATCAATAACCGCTGGAGTATTATTACTTTCATCGCAAATTAAGAGGAAATCAGTAATTCCTCTCTTTGCTTGAACATCTCTTAGATATGGATCTACGATATTTATGAAGTTAGCTCTAGTTGAACTGTCATTAAACTCAAATAATTGAGCATCAGCAGCAGATCTAATTGCTTGTTCTATTGTAATAAACAATCTACGAACATTTATTCTGTCAAATGCTGAACTGAATGAAAGTGCAGTCTTATCACCGAATAAAATTGTTCCTGAACCTGGAGAAGTTATAACTGGATTAATTCTATTTGAATAAAGACTATCTCTATCAGATTGATTAGGGTTATATGCTAGTTTTATTACATTATTTAAAGTACCTCTAACCTTTCCTGCTGGTGAGAACCAAGGGAACTGATCAATGTCAGTTCTTACGCAAAGTCCAGCAATATCACCAGAACAAGGCATATATACAAACTCATTATTGAATCTATCAAATACATATTGATATCCAGAGTCAAATATTGCATAAGATGAAGAAATCAATGGTGTAAAGAATTCTAGGATTTTCTCTAATTTTTGAGCTTGTGTTGTTGGAGTAACTACACTAGATCTGTTTGGAGAAATAAATGCCACACAATCTTTTCTATTTTGGGCAATATTAATTATATAATTTGCTTTTCTCTGTTCATCCTCAGTAGTTCCAGATGCTCCACCTTGAAGTAAGAAGTTTAATTCTACTTCATTTTCATTTGACAATTCATTATAAGCACTCTCAATGTCAGCAACTCCTACTGAGAAACCTCCTACGTTATTAGTTCCGGAGTAATCTTTACCACCAGTAAGAGTGAATGATTTGTTTCCAATTGAGTTGAAGAATACTCCGGAAGCTTCTTGTCCCCATAATCCTAATGAAGTTGAAATTGGAGTGTTTCCACTTGAGAAGTTAGAAGCAACAGGATTTACTTTCCAGAAAGTATCAGTTGCACCTAATACACTTCCAGCGTAAATGTACTCTGAATTTAATTCAAGATATTCCTTATAATAAATTTTTTGAGATGGGGAAATTCTTGCATCTGTTGCTTTTGAAAGATTTAGGAATGTTTCTAATCTTTCTTGTGTTACATTATTATTGTTATTTGATCCCTTCAAATTATCAACTACAACTAAGTGGAAAGAATCATTTCCACCATTTCTAGATGAAACATAATCATTAGTTCTTGGTTTTGGTGCTACATCTCTCCACAAAATATTTGTAGAATCACCATCTGCAGTACTCAGTAAAGATTGTGTATTGTACCAATCTTCAATAGTATTTGGAGTTAATACTCCAGTGTTTGAAACTGTATCTACTTTAAGTATTTCACCATATACAGCAGCATTACTTTCATCTTGAAGAATTAAATAATCATTTGCTGTGACATCTCCAATAGTATTCAATTTTAAAGTAGTATCAGTTGAAGAAACTTCTTCAGTAATCTCTACAGCACTAGCTTGTAATTCAAAAATTGTTACAGTATCTCCATCCAAATGCTCTGTTTGAGTTGTTCCATAACCATTGAAACTAACACCTCCACTATCTCTTACTGATAAGTTGTTACCAAGAACATTATTAACTCTAAAAAGTTCTGTTCCTATTAAAATAACATTATTTACAGAAATTCCAGAACTGCTTGCTACAATAGCCTCTGAATCAGATACAGTAAAAGTATCTCCTCCAGCTAGTTGTAATGTAGTAGTTCCAATTTCATTTAATAAAGTGAAACTTCTTCCTGCTCCAATTGTTGATGCAGATTCTGTTCCTAAACCTGCTCTAGATACAGAAACTGAAGTTGTTCCTGCTCCTAAAGATCCATTTATATAAAAATCAGATCCTGTTTTGAATGAATATTTACCTCTTTCAGTATATTCTTGTGAAGTTGTTACTGCAGTACCAGTTGAAGTATTGACCTTTCCTACAACCTTAACATAAAACTCGGAACTTCCTACTCCAGTTACAATTCCTCTTAAAGATTCATCAGAAGAAACTGTTTGAGTAATTGCAGCTCCAACAGTAATTAACGAAGTGCTTAATCCAGAAAAAGTTTGATCTGCAAGATTGTCAATTACACAAACTCTTACTGATTCTGACCAGGATCCTGGAGTTTTTGCCGCCCAGTAGTATCCAGTAGAACCTTCTTGATAATTTTCAAAATTTTTAATTTTAAGGGTTGATGATGAAGCTTCGCCAACTCCAGCATTTGAGTTTTTAAGATTAGAAGAATCTGCTCTTACTACTTTTAAACTTCCCCCATAAGATAAAAAGTTTGCTGCTGAATACCAATACTCATAATGAAAATCATTTTTACTTGGTCTTCCAAACGTTTCAAACAACTGATTTTCATTACGAATCTCAGTTACTTCCTCTACGGGACCTTTTTCAAATGGTGCTGCAATTCCCGCAGATAAACTAGAAGTAGCATTTACTGATCCTCTAGTTAAATCTACTTCCCTAATATTAATCCCTGGAGATGCTAAGCGTAAAGCCATTTTAACTCCTCTAAATGCTTCATTTTTGTCTAAAAGTATTTATAATTTTTGCCATTTATCTATACTCCCACATATATGATCTATCTCCGTATTCATCTAGTTGCCAAACATCACCTTCTTTATCTACTATTGATGTAGATTCTCTTCCGTCTATAATAAATCCAAAGGGGGACATATCTTGCTCAATTTGATTTTTTTGCTCTTCATATAATCTCTTTCTTACATCTTGTTCAGTTAGTTCTTTAAAATAATCTTGAGCAACCAACCAAGCATAAATTACAAGGCACATTGCTAAGTCATCATTACATCCTTCTTCAGCTTCAAAAGAGTTTGATTTTTGAATGAATGTAGTTAGTTCTGAAATAATTTCATAATCATTGAATATAAGTTTATCTTCTTCTATTATTGTTTTTAAATTTAAGCAACCTACCTTTTTAACAACTTTAGACATTTTAACTCCAAGTTGAGTCTTCTTACCGGAAAATCCCTGACCAACTAATTGACCAGCTCTTCCACGCATTGAGCACATAAGAAGATTCTCATACTCTAAATCATATTGTAAAATGCTTGCTACCTGATCTCCAACATCATTAACCTCACACAATATAAATGCATTATTAAATGACTTCGCAACCTGATGTATAACTGATGGATATATCATTGGTTTTATTTCATTATTTCTATATTTTGCAACTACCTTATGAGGAAAAGTCGATATGTCAAAAACTACAAATGCTGAATAGTCAATTTCAACTCCTCTTGCTACATCGACAGTAATTAAGTAATCATTACCAGATATTGGATTTTCGTATATATCTAAACCTGCATTTCTATTAATTGGATCATCATATACCATACTCCTTAACTTACTAGGAGCAATAAGAGTATCTACTGAACCTAAGAACTCACATTCAAACTCAACTCTGAATTGTTGTTCAGAAGTGTTTGCAATTGTATCTTCTCTCCATTTATCGTCTCTTCCAGGAACTTCAGTCCAATGAACCTCAGTTGCCACATACTTATTTTTTCCTCTTTCAGCGTCGTGCCAATAACGATAAAAATGGTTCATACCGTGGGGGGTAGAAACCATAATTACTTTAGTTGATTTACCAGAAGAAATTGTAGGATATACAGATGCAAAAAACTGATCTGCAAGATGATTTGGGATGAATGCAAATTCGTCCAAAAATATTATATTATAAGATCCACCACGAACAGCAGATGCTGATGTTGATGCTGCTACAATCTTAGATCCATTCTCAATTTCTAAAGATCCCCTGTTCCAGGCAAGAACTCCCTGTTGCAACCACTTCGGTAAATTTTCATAAGCAGTTTGTAATCTACCTAAAAGATCTCTTGCTGTAGATGCTTTGTTAGCAAGAATTGCAATATTTGAATTATCATTGAAAAGTGCATAATGTAAAAGATATGAAACTACAGTGGTACTTTTACCACTCTGTCTTGGCATTTTACATATATTAAATCTATGCTTATGAAAGTTATCAATTAACTTTGTTTGAAAATCATACATTTCAAAGGGAATCAATCCCCTATCTACGTTTACAATTTTAATATATTCTTTTGCGAAATAAACTGGATCCTCTTTACATTTAATGAATTCAATAATTTGATCTTCACTAAATTCAATTGGAGTATTAGCTTTTTTTAATAAAGGATTACCTAGGTATATATTATCTGGCATATTAAAATCAAGTATCGTTATTTTGAACTAATAGAATACAAAAAGTTGCAGCACACTTCATGTTATTAGTGGGAGATAATGCCCTTACTTCAATATCTGCTTTCTCTTGAATTTTGATTGGAAATTTATATTCTCTCTCAACACTATTTACATTGGTATGAATCGTGTCCTGTGCTCTCCATGCACCATCATTTGGATTATGAAGTCTTTTCATTAAGTAAACATCACCATCCGCTTTCGCAGTTGATACGTCAAATTGATAGATATATCCAGTGTATCCAGCAGGGACTGTATATAATGCCATAAAGGTCTGTCCAAGTCCACTTGAACTTGGAGAACCTACAGTACGAATTTGTGCAAGATTTGTTGCACCTTGATTTATACTAATAGTTCCTTCATTACTTCCAGTTGAACCAGAAGATGCAACAAATGCACGAAATACTCTATAGAATTCTACAGTTCCTGCAGAACCACCAACAGTTAAAGTTTCTGAAACTTGATTAAAATCGGAGTCAAGACCTTCAACAGTCACAGTTCTTGCACCAGTTCCAGATTCTGAATCATCACTATCTGTACTTGTAACTGTTAAAACTCCTGCAGAAGTTAGGTATGTATAAAGACCACCACCATCCCAGATGGTCTCTAATGAACCATCAATGTCATCATTATTACCAAACTTTATGATGTGAAATGCACCACGAACTTTACCACGAGAAACATTGAGTTCCCATGCCTCGTCCCATAAGTAATTTTTAAATGGCATATTCAGTCACTCCATTGCAATCTTTCTGGTTGATATCTCTTAGCACTTTTAATTCTAGATGATGAATTTTCACCAGGATAAACTTGATGAACAATTGCTCCAGGATATTCACCCTGAATTTGCTCTGCTAATTTATTTTTGGGAATCATTTCACCTTCCATTTCCAATCTGTATAACTTGCCTTCCCAAACAATATCAGCAGAATAAGTCTCCTGCTGTTGTGTTTGTTCCTGACCTATGTACATATTTCCATTGAAGTCACCTTGAATAGTGACTCCTTCGGAAAGAAATTCTTGAAAACTTTTCATATCAGCAATTCCAAGCTCTTAAACTTTTGTTGATTCTGCTATCTGGATCATTAGCAGTTTTGGCAGAAGTGAGTTTCTCCTTCATACCTTTCATTCTTTTGCAGAATGAATCTCTTCTCTTATTACCAACTTTCTTTGAAGGTCGTTTTAAGTTATGTCCATCTGCTTTGGCAGACTTACGTCCTGCGTCATTGAGTCCACCCTCAGGATTCTGTCCTTCTTTTCTTGTCCAAGCAGCAGATTCTAAAATGAATTGATCAAAAGTTTTTTGTTCTGGTACACAATCTTCACTAATTCCTCTTGAATGCTTATCCCACATTTTAGGACCATACATACACTCATCTCTTTTTTCCATCTTTTGGCAGAGATCACAATATCTTTCACCTGCTAACATTTTAGCATTAGCTTCTGCAGACTCAGACTTATTTCCCCAATTTTTTGCACCTACCTTTCTACATTTTACTAATGCTCCAGATGCATAAGCAGATGGCCAAACGCTGTAACGTGATTTTACTTTACTATAGCAAGCATCTTTTTTACCACTTCCCTTTCCTTTTTTATCTTTTGCTTCTTCTAACTCTAATTCTTTATTTTTCATTCTTTTTGCTTTTGTTTTAGCAAGAAGTCTTTGCTTAGCATCATATGCTGGTTTGTTAGGACCATCTTTTGCCATCTCTCCTTCTCTTCTGGCACTCAATCTAGCAACTAATTCTGCTGGTGCTCTTCTTGTGTCCATTTCTTCTTTCCTAGTTTCTCTGTCGGTTTTTACCATCGTTGGAGAAGATGCTCCAGATTTTTCTTGTTGTCTTGGATCTTCTCTTCTTTTTGCAGCAGCTGCAGCAAGTCTCTCTTTCTTTGACATACTATTTCTTTTTTCAGAAGATACGCACTTAGGAATGCCCTCACCAGGCTTGTCACTTGCACAAGAATCACCTGTTACAACATTAACCCAACCTTTTTTACCATCTTTAGATTTGGACTTTCCAAACCAATCACGTAGTCCCTCCTCATTTAAATTAAGTGATTTCATGAGTTAAGATTATTCTTCTTTATTATTTAGAAGACCTTGTTTTAAAAGTTTAGATAATTCTGCTGTAGATCCAACAAAAAGTGCATTATTTACTGTTGTGTTTCCTTTTTTATTTGGAGCATCTAAATCCTTCATCTTCTTCTGAAGATCTAATAACTTATCTGTAACGTCTCCAACAGATTTAATTAACTGACCAGCAACTTCAAACGCTCTTGGATGTTCAGATTCCTGTGCTAATTCAAGAATTCCTTCAATTGCCTCTTGACCTCTATCTATTAACTTATAAAGATTTTCTCTAGTATATTCATAATCTTTTTCTGGATCATTAGATTCTTTTTCATCAGGATTAACATCTACAATTTCATTTGATACTACTTCTGTATCAATAGCTTTATCAATATCAGTTTTGATATTTAAAGCTTTTTCTAATCCTTCATACTTTTTTTCCATCATACTCATACATCAACATCAATTCCTTGATTTGGACTGTAAGTTTTAAAGTCTGAGAATTCTTGTAGATCTCTGTTGAATCCGAAATCATCTCCAATTTCAATAAATGGATCGTCAAGAGAGTTTATCTGACCATCATCGTTATAGTCTTCAAGAGCTTTTGGAGTTGATGTGTATCTAATTTCTCTCTTAGCACTCCTCAATGCATCAGTTGCATAATCGACCTGAACCTTTTTAATTAGACCATCTTGATCTGATGGAATTTCACTATATAAGTATGTTTTTAATGTAAAAGTTAATGTATAATTTATAATCTTTCTAGTTCTGAAATCTTCTTCGTAATTATCTCTAAAATTAATTCTATTTAATATTATTGGAACATCTTTAATTTCATTAATTTGAGGAATAAAATTAATTGAAAGATTGAAAGATGGTTGAAAAAATGGTAGTATTTGTTCTATGATCTGAAGTACATCATCTTGAAGCTTTGACATAATATTCAACTCAAATTGAATATTATACGGAGTCGGCACAAAAACATTTTTAATATCAGTACTATCAGTTGCCGATGCTGTTTTGAATTTTTGAATTACAGAAGATTTTCTAGTTCCATCGTAATCAATAGAAACCATTTCGAAAGACATTCTTGGCAAGGTTGTTGCAATCTTTCTACTTGCATTTGGATCTTGTTCAATCCTTGCTAGAAATTTTTGTACTGGTCCGTAAGAAATTGGAACTTTAAAAATAGAAAGATCATTTTCAGATTGATCTTGCTTTTTAATCGATATATTATTAAATAACGTGCCAAATGCTACAACGTGTTTTGTAATTATTTTATTATAAAAGTAAGTTCCAAACATTTTCTTAACCTCTGTAGTTATTATTTAACCAATTAAACTTCTCCGAAAGGATTTATCTCATCAAACTGAAGAATATTGTCCGATTCTTCCTGAATAATTTCATTTTGATCGTATTCTGTATCAGACTCAAAAGTATTATATTTTTGAATGAAATATTCAGCAGATGAATCTGATCCTTTTACAAGATCTCCAACAATAAAATCTTTTCCTTGACCATAAACTTTTAAAACTCTGGTATCAGGATCCCAGTCTCTAACTAATCCAGTAGCATTAGATATAGATCCAGTCACTGTTTCGTTGAACTTAAAGTTACCAGTAGATATAGTAGATCCTGCTGATATTGTAACTGTTGGTGCAGTTAAATATCCAGAACCACAATTTGTCATTCTAACTGTAGATATTCCTCCTGTTGAATTTAATACTGCTTCTCCAGTGGCAGTTACACCAGCACCAGGAGGAGAAGAAAATGTTACATTTGGTATAGAAGTGTATCCTTGACCTGTATTTGCAATTGATACAAATCCTACAGATCCAGTTGTAGAAATTCCAACATTAAATGATGCGCCAGTTCCTCCTCCACCAAATAAAGATATTGTTGGTTTTGTAGTGTAACCACTACCACCATCTTCTATGTAAACTTTATTTATGCTTAACTTGGAATTTAATGATATTGAACTTGTAGTAGTACCTACAACTCTAGCTTGAGTTCCAGATGTTGGAGAACTTACTACTATTGATGGTGTAGAACTAAATCCATATCCACCGTTTATAATATCAACAGTTTGTATTCCACCATCAACTATTGTTGATGTTGCTGTTGCTGTTACGCCTATACCAGAAAGAGTTAATGTTGCCGAATAACTTTCGTCTTTAAATTGTTTATCAATATCAGTTATCCCAGTTTTAATTTCATCATCTTCTAATTCATATAATTCACATCTTAATTCATAAACATAAATTTTTTGCAATTGAAAGAATGGTTTTCTATTTTCTACAAATTTAATTTCCATTAAACTTTCAGTTAATGGAACATAAATTAGATCTCCTTCATTTGGTCTAGAAAAGTTTTTTACATTTGGAATTGATTTCATAATCTCACCAATGTATAATTCAAACCTCTCTTTTGAGATTATTAAATTAAGTTCATCAGTAACTCTAACTCCAAATTTACTCATTAAAACAGTATTATCTTGAAACCCCTCAAAATTTTGGACGTAGGCTTCAATTGGAAATGCATTTTGAAATTTTGAGTATATAGCTTCCCTAATTACCTTTCCTTCAGAAAAAATGGCTCTAGGTAAGTAGTAAACTTCTATTCCATAAATTTTAAGTTGCTCATTAATAAGGTCTTGAACAAGACCCTGTTCACCATTACTACCGTTTAGAAAAAATGGATTTAGCATATTATCCTATGGCATCAAAAGGAGCAGTTTCGTATTCACTCATCATTCTTTGTCTTATCGATTCTAATTCATTAACAGCATCGTCATAAATTTGTCTTCCATTAAGTTCCACTCCACCTGGAAGTCTTACTCCTTGGAATTTAATTAAATTTTGACCCCACTGTTTCTTAAGAAGAGCAGTAAAATACATTTTCAACCAAGAATCATTATAAACTCCAGTATAATCTGATGGATCCATAATTCTCTGGCAATCTATAATAATGTAAGTATCTTTTACTGCTGTTCCCCAATCAACATCTAAATATAATCTATTATTTCTTTTGTTAAATCTAATTTGCTTAGTTGTTGAAAGTAAAAAATCAATTTCTTCAACATAAGTTCTTACCATTGAATAATTTAAAAGTCCACCATAACCAACATTAAAAGCGACATCATTCAAAAAAAGTTGATACTTGTAATTGAAAAAATTATTAGTAACAGTACTTGTATCGAATTTAAAAATTCTTTCTACACCAATAACAAAGTCTGGCAAATTTATAAAATTAGAATTCTCTTCAAAGTTTCCACTAGAAGTAGTGAAAGTTGTAATACCAAGAGTTTCATCTCCACCTCTTGCTCTACCTCTTTTAATGTCATCTTCAGTTAATTTATACTTTAGATAAACTCTCTCCACACCATCAAAATGACGTTCATAAAAAAGTTGAAGAGCGTCATCTAAACGATCATCCATTTGCTCATCGTCAACATTGATTTCTAAAACTGGAGCACCAAGTTGTCTTAAAGCATAATCTTTTAATTCTTGTCTTGATGCGGGTTTTGCCATTATTTTTACTTTTTTAACTATTTAGAAAGATTACTTTTAATGTTTCTTGTTGCTTAAAATAAAGTTTTATACAAGATTTACATATTTCCTTCAATTTATTAATGTCTTCGATAGAATCTATGTCTCTCGATAAATTTTCAAAAAGAAATAATTTTGAAACATTTTCCAATTTAATTTCATTACTTTCCATCTTTTAATCCTTTAACTAAAGATTTAATTTCATCGATAGAAGATTTTAGAAAATCAATATCATTTTTCAATTTGTTCATAGTTTCTTCATCTTCTTTTCTCTTTTGCCTATTTAGAAAATAATTGTTACCCTCAGATATGTCAGTATTTATTATTGCATTTGATTTAATGTCTCTTATTAAATTTTGATGTCCATCTATTTTAGCAAATTTACTCATTTTAATGCAATAACTCTTAGATCTTCTATAATTGGGGTGAATGCTTGATTTGTACTTGTACCAACAATCTTTACAGCAAATGATGTAAATTGTGGTAAGTCATCAATTGTGAATGAGTATTCACGATACTCATCTTCAAAACTAGATGGAACTAATTTATCAGATCTACCATCATTCTTAGAAGGATCAACAATTTTATTATTTACATCAAGGTTCAAGTATCCTGGGAATAACTGCCAAACTTGACTTTCATCTGGAGTATCGTCCCTAAAAATCTTATAAAGAACTCTAATATCAGAAAATTGTGATCTGAATGCTGAAAGTAAAACCTTTATTGAAGATGCACTTTGCGCCAATTCAATCCTATTAGAAACATAAATTAAAGCATTTGGATCATCAACATTTGAATTAACTCTACCGTCTACAGGATAAGAATTTGTGCTAATTGGTTGATTTATTCTATTATTTTCTACAATTAAATTTGAATTATTCAAATTTATTACAGGAGATAAGTCTTCATTATCAGTTGATAATGTTAATTGTAAAGTGAATGACTTATTATCCTTGAATTGATTGGAATTTAATGATGTAGTTTCATTAACTCTAGAGCAAACCATTCTTGGATCTGTAAATGTATTTGTACTATTAATACCGACAGATTCAAATCCTTTATCTTTAAATGATACTTCTGTTCCATCTACACTAGTAGAACTTACTGTTCTAATAGAAGAATCTACAGAAGTGGATTCAAATTTTCTAATAAAATTATTCTCAAATTCTAATTTACTAAATTGCTTATTTCTTGAGGCAAATATTTTATCACCACCACCAAATTTACTTTCGCTGAATTGTTTTCCAGATTCTACTTGTACATAGTAAGAATCTATTGTTGGACTAATTACATCGTGTTCCGTATTGATTCCGGCCAAAGAAACATTGTTAAATTCATACTTACGTACTAAAGAATTTACTGGATGATCTAATTGTTTAGTTCCAAATTGACCTCTTGTAATATCAGTTAATTGATTTCCAGAAACATTTTCATATTTTATAATCTCACCATTAATCTCAATATAAGCATCAGAATTACTAACTGTAGATCCTTCAAATTGTTGGAATATTGTAGAATCTGATACGTCTATCGCACCAGAAGATGTAATACCATACCCAATTGTTAATTTTTCTGGAAGAATATCTGATTTAACTCCCTCAATAACAACTTTATTAGTTGATGAATACATTCCATGATTTGGATGAAAAACTAGAATATATCTTCCATTATTGAATTCTGAGGCATCTGTTGATATTGAGAAGATTGAATTTGGAGCAAGTTTATTTTCATTTGATCTTGCATTAACTTCACTATTGAAGAATGTTGAAGTTCCTCCTGTAGTATTAAATTTAGCATTCTTAATTGTAAATTTAAGATCATCTTCTGGAGTTGGAATCCAAGTAGTTCCATTTTGGGATTTGAATAAAGATCCTAAAGATGGTTGCTTACTGATTAAAACTTTCTGAGCTTCAGTGAATGATTGTGTAGAAATTTCAATTTCCCCTACTCTAGAAATCCAAACTTGATAGTCGCTTGAATCAGAAATAAGAACAATAGCATATTCTCTACCTCCTTCTAATCTAGTTAGATTATCAAACTTGAAGTTTGTTGCTACCGAAGAATCTTTACTAACTTTAACTTCATTTGGATTTAAAATCTTTTCTAAACTTCCAACAATCTTATCGGGACCACCTGGAATACCGTTTATAACTTCTCTAATCTGAAGTGTAACTGGTATTGTATCGTCTTTAGTAGCAAAGAAAACATCAATAGAAGTTGGGAAAATCCCTTCAGGTTCATCTACAATGAATGTCTGTGCTAGAGGATCATAATAAGTAACAGTCCTAATCTCTATTCTAGTTCCTGAAGTATTAAAGACAGTTTCTGCAGTGCTGGTAAATTCTCCTGGAACTCCTAAACCTGCAGTAGATGTAGTTAACTTCACAGAAGCATTACCAGTTCTAAATTTCAATGAACTTGAATCTGGATCAGGAATAAATACACTTCCTATTAAAGTTCCGTTATCATCTGATACTAGTTTTAATGCAGATATTGTTGCTATTGCTCCACTTTCTGTTCCAAACAATCTCATACCAGAAGTAGCATTTCCAAAGAAAGAAGATTCGTTTGAAATTTGTAATGATGATGTATCAACATTCAATACTGTAGACTGTGGACCATAACTTGAAGGAAGTTGTACAGTTGGATCATAAGGATTAATATTATAAGTTGAATCTGGATTGTTGAATACTCCAGTCTTATGATTTGCTGTACAAGTTCTAAATGAGATTCTATTTCCATTATTATCAAATCCATTAACAGTCTCACCAACATTAAATGTTCCAACTACACTTGTTATTTGTAGTAATTTGGGGAATGCATAAGTAGTTCCTGTTAAATTTGAAGAGAGATTTCTAGAGTCAAATATCAAACTAAACTCAGTAGAAGGTTTTAATCTAGTTCCAATAAACTCTATATTTCTAGATCTAATGAATTCTATAGATCTAGAAGATCTAATAACCTCTGTTTCACCTCCTCTTGTAGCACTACCAACTCTTTCAGAAGAAGAAATTTCTATAGTCCAACTATCATTAGATGGATTTAATTCAAGTTTTCCAGTCCAAGTTACAATATTAAATGGATTTACATTTACAATTCTACTTGCAAATGGTTGTTTTTGATAATCATTCTCAGAATAACTTAATGTTAGTGTATGTCCAGTTATTTGAGTATTAGTATTTGAATCTAACTTAAGTGTAATTCTGTTTTTATTTACTTCAGACTTTAAAGATCCATTACTAATATTTGCTTTGAAAATTGGTGATTTAACATCTGAAGTATCAAAATTTTGGAAATCATCTACAAAAAATCCAGACTTGAATCTATTGAAACCTTCAGAATCCTGGATTAAAAGATTTTTAGTGTCAACTTCAAGAAGAGATAATGTGCTTGTTAATTCAAGATTATCAACTCTCTTTTCAATATCTCTTATATCAGAAAAAGTAAATCTTCTATTGTCAGTTAATACAATATCGATGTCTCTGTTTACGTCATAAACATAAGCAGAACTTAAAATTGTTGCAACATCTAATACATCTTCTGATATTTGTGGTTTAACTGGTGTTTCACTAGATTCACCAAATACCAAATCAAATTTACCATTTTTATCTAAAGTTAGTTTATCAATTCTAGGTAAGTAAAAACTATAATCAAAAACTATAGATTCATTAGAAGAAAGTACTTGTGTAGAATTGTTTGAACTAGTATCAAAAGACCTTGATTTGAAATCAAATGGACTCATAGACGATGCAGTATTATAATCAGATACTCTTGGCCTAATATCAATCGAGTCAGAGTTTCTCAAACCATTAAAGAATGGAATTTTATCTTTATCTAAAAATTCTTGATAACTATTTGCTCCAACTAAGTCTCCAGAATCTGTTGATTCAAATTTAAAATAATCAAATACAATTTTCAATCTAGAAGAAGGTTCTTTTGTAGATTCTTTTCTTACTAACCTACCAAAATCATAAAACTGCTTTCTTTGACCGTTATCTAAGATAAAGTCTGAAATTATATTTTCTTCACCTTCATTTACAGTTAATACTGTTGCATTTTGTGAAGAATCTTGAAATTCAACAACTTCACTTACAATAAACTTGTTATTTGACTTATAAACGAAAGAAATTTTACTATTTGAGTTTTGCTCTACATAAACTGCAACAGCACCAGAAGTTTTTCCTATTAAAACTTCTCCTAGTTTAAAATTACTAGAATTCGCACCAGAAAATGTAATAGAAGGTAACTCTGGATCTGATGTAGTTGAAGATTGGTATACTCCGTGAACTTCAACTATATCTGCATAATTTAAACTTATTTCATTATCTTCAACTCTAGTTCCATATACAGTAGAATTAGTTAATCCACCATTTCTAGTAGGACTATATTTTGTTCTGTTTAGTACAACTGACTGTGCTTTTTGCAGTTTTTTGAATTTTTGTGAAATATTTGATTTAATTTGAGTAGTTATTATTTTTGCTGAAGAAGCAGTTGCTACGCTTAATCCTGTAAATTCTGCATCTTTTCCGCCATTTGTAATATTAAATGTTGCAGAAGATAAATTTACACCATTACCAGAGTCGTCTACTAGACTATATCTCTCCTCGTCAAAAGCTGCATAGACAAAATCTGTATTGAGTAGAGATGGAAGTGTGATAGAATTGCCAGAAATAGTTTGACCATCGTAATACTTCTTAATAAAAATACTGGAATTTAAGAAACTAATTTCTGAAATATTAGTATTATTCAGTCTTGAATATAATGAAGAATCCTCGAAGTTTATAACTTCTGGTCTAATTATTTTAATAGTTTGTAGAGTTGTAGTGCTGTCAATATCTCCAGTGCAAACATTTGAAACATTAGCTACATCAGTAACTCCAATTCCAGTTAAAGAAGAATTGATGCTAGTAATTCTAGCAAATCTTGGTTCGTTAGCTCCACCAGTTCTAGAATATTTTACAATATCATTAACTTTAAATCCAGTAGCAAATGCACTTCCATCGAATCTAGTAATTGTAGCAACCCCTGCAGATGATTCAAAATCAAACGGACCATCAATTAATAATTCTTTAGATAAAAGTGTATCTGCAGCAAAATCATCACCAAATCCAAAAGATTTTACATCTTGTATAGAGTAATCTTCAATTTCAGTGATAGTTGTATTTGTAGAAATACCTGAAATTATTAAAGGTTCATTATCTAGAAATTCACCAGAAACTTGATATAAAGATAAATTACCACCAGAACCAGATTGAACATATCCTGAGGCGTTGCTATATTGTCCCTGAATATACTCTCCCATTCCTGCACTTACCGAACTACTCAAAGTCAAGTTTGTGTATGTCTGAATGTCAAATAGGTACAAGTTAGATTGACTTGATGCATCTACATAAGAAGTATTGTCAGATTCAAAATCATATATTTTTGCAAGTCCAATTGTAGTTCCTGCTGAAACTGAAGCAGAACCATCCAATCTAGTATCATAAAGAGATACTGTAAAATCAGTGGTTAGACCTATTTTAGGTAAACTTTGAACATTATTAACTTTAATTAAATTAGCAGCATAAAAATTGCTAGATGAAGATTCTACTTCTTTAGTATTTCTTGGTTTTGGTAAATCTAAAATCTCATCTGAAGTTGATATTTCAAATCCCTTTACATAAGCTTTTCCTGGAGATACTTTCAATACCGCTAAGTCATCTGACGGAGTAGATCCATCAGGAGTTTTTTCATTACTTAAATATAATCCTTGATTTCCTAATCTATCATTTAAAGATTCAAAAGATTCTACTTCAAAAGGAGAAACATAATAATTTCCAGATTCATCAAAAGTTCTTCTTGCTAAAATTTCATTTATAAATGAAAATTTATCATTTTGCTTGATCTTTTTAACTATACCATTCTCAACTTTAAATAGTTCTATAAAATCATTATCAACGAAATTATCAGGTTCTTTTTTAGTTAAAGTTAAGGATATTTTAAATCTATCTGCCCCTGGTGCAGCAAAATTTGAAAATCCTTGAGCATTATCAAATAGTGAAGAATCATCATTAGCATCTACAATGCTTTCAGTTATCTTTAATCCAACTCTATATGAAGGAGTATTAGTATATTGATCAAGTATAATTAAGTCTGAGTCTATATCTACGAAGAATCCCCTTACAAAGTAAACTCCAGACTCAATTTTTGCAGCAGAACCAACAGAACAAGCACTTCTATCAAGTGGAGAAATTACTCTAAAAACATCCTGTCCAGATTCAATTAAAGTATTTCCTATTGATACATTAGAAGTTACTGATAATTCCTCACCATTTTCAAAAATTTCTGTAGAAAAGTCCTCTGAGGAAGAATTTTGATACTTAACATATAAAGTTGTTGTATCTCTTATAGAATTATTTCTAGATAAAACACTTTCTATTTTTGCAGTAATTCCTGTATTTTTACCTTTTACAATTTTTCCAATTAAAGAATTAAAATATGTTTCTACATCAACTCCTTTGTACGTAGATTCTACTTCAACACAAGTAAAAGTTCCGTCATAAGCAAAGTTTCCTGGAATTACAATACCACCATTTGCATAAAAACTACTACCAAACTTTTCAATTTGATCTTGTAAAATAGACTGTAGAGTTGTAAGTTCTCTAGCCTGAACTGTTACTCCAGGTTTAAAAAGTACTTTATAGTAGTTTTTCTGGGAATCAAAATCGTCATAATATGGATTGACATTTAAATTTGTGCTTTGTGACATTTTTAGAACTCTATAATAATTTTAATGTCTTCTCTTTGATCTGGTGATCTATTTACAGGTACTCGATTATCTACGTACAAAATATCACCACTCTTTGTATTTATGTCAGGTTTTGATATGCCTGATGTAAATTCTTGACCAAGAGATTCTGAATTAATTTCATCTCCATTGAAACTAGATGAAACATTGTAACTATTATTATTAATTGTTACTGGATTAGAAGAATCAAATTCTATAAATTTATATACTGAAGAATTATTTAACCCCGAAAAATTTGGATTTACTATAAACGGGTCAAATATATTTACAACATTTCCTTCACTATAAGAATCAGTATAATAATCTCTAGTTTGAGAATATTTTACTATAGTTATATTTTCAGTACCATAAAACTTACTAGTGACCAAAGATCCTCTAGCAGTTCCACCAGATGATGATTGCTCTATAAGAGCATCGGGTGTAAGTTGTTCTGAAGTGTTGAGTGATATACCATATACACCTGATCCAGTATCTGATGTGAAAAGTGAAGAACTTTTATAACTCTTAACATCCTTTATTATTCCAACTGATGCAAATTGATTATTTTCAATAAAGTCTGGATTTGTTGATGAGTTTTCTATTCTAGAATAAATTAAAACTCTATTTGCCCCTAACTCTCTGTATATATCAGCACCGTGTCCACCTTCTGGAGGAATAATAACATTAAATATTGCTTTATTATTAGTATCGATTGGAGAAACTACAGCGTCTAAATTTAAAGTTGCAAATGTGTATCCAGAACCTCCGGTTAAAACTTGAACTTTATTTGGATTTCCAAGACTATCAAAAGTTACTGATGCAGTTCCTCCAGTACCATCTCCTTCAATGTTACAGGTTACAGTATTTGATGTAATATTATATTTTGCTGCCCTTTCAATTAAAATAGTTTTTATTTCACCATCTGTGGCACTCTCTCTAACGGAAACAATTGCAGCATCTGAAGAAGTTAACCAATTATTTGGAACTGAAATGAAATTAGTTGAATCATACTTTAAAAAATCTCCAGGACTAATTGTGTATAGGTACTTCCATACATATCCATCTCCTTTGTCTGTTAAGTCTGCTGTATCAGTTTGAACTGGAGCTATAGTAGAAGGAACTCCCTTCATACTATTAGAAGATGAAGCACCGTTATTCAAGCAGAGATAAACTTTAAAATCATTTACAACATAAAAATTACTATCATATAAACTGCTAAAACCAGTTACTTTAGTAGTATTGTTTACGCTATAATCGTGTCTATAAAGATCATAAGTAGTTCCTCTTTTCCATTCAACTTTTGGAACAACTCTAATTACATCTGATGCTGTTATTTTTTTGACTCCAAGAATATTATCTCTATAGAAATTTAAATAAGTTGTATTATCTATAGGTGCTGGTGGATTTGTGTCAAAATCTGAAAAGTAAAAATCAGGATTAGCAATACCAATAGAGATGTAGTAATTGCTATCAGAACCTGCAATTTGAGAAACAAAATTAGAACAATTTTGAATCTTTAAATTATCTGTTATAATTGCTGGCATTTTAAAATTCTAGTTTATCCCTATTTATCAATTTTTTATGCTATTGTACTTTAATCAGAGTTTTCTAAATATAGAACAATTTACTGTATTAGTTCCAGGATCGGAATTAGAATTAGTAGAAAGACCAACTTCACCAGTAGAAATTGATGATATTGTTATACCAATTCCAGTATAAACAGATTCTATATAATCTCCAATCTCAATTGAAGTTGTATCAATTCCTACAGTATTTGTATTAACACCTACAAAAGTTCCAGTTGTAATAACTTGTAGTTCAAAAATATCAATTTTAGAATTTAAAGATTCCCTAGATTTACTTATTTTTTCTCCACCAACTAATATATCTCTTTTTTGAGGGGTTAAGTCTACTGGTCTAAACGTAGCAGCGTCGAAAGAAAGTCCTTTATCACTATAAATTTCAGTTTTTAAAATGTCAGAAGATATGATTCTCTTGACAGTTCTTTTGAGCTGAGTTTGTGGATTTTCTTCAAAATTTTTCTTAACTTTAACGTTATCTCCAATTTCTATAGGGGGAATTACATTGACAATAGAGGTATCGTTTTCACTACCAGCATAAAAATATATTTTTATAGTACTTCCTTCAGGAGGTGCTTCAGAGAATATAATTTGAGTTCCTCCTTCAAATGAATATGAATCATTAGGTATTTGTAAAACATCATTTACAAACACTAAAACATTTTGAGAAATCTCTATATCTGAACCTGGACTAGATTCCAAACTTAAAAGTTCTCCATTTTCCTTTATATTAAAAGTTCTTCTTACTCCATTTGAAAGTGGTCCTAAATCATCTAATTTTCTTAGTATACCAATATTCCAAGCTGAAAATTTATCCTTTTCAACTCTTTCGACTGTAAACTCTATTTCTTCAGAAGAAATTTGAGTAGATGTCCCTACAATAGATGGAATTGTAAGAACTTCTCCAACTGTATATCCATATCCTGGATTAGTAAGAATTAAATTTGATATTGTTCCATCATCATTTATCTTTAATGATACTCTAGCACCGACTCCATTTGTAGATCCAGAAAATTCAAGATTTGAATATGGTATTGGCGGATCTATTTTTACAATTGGTTCATCTTCTAATGTTGTAAATGTTGATCCTACTGACATAGAAACACTAGTTACATTTCCATTTTCAATTATTGCTGTACCAATTCCTGAAATTCTATTACCAAACTTGTCTTCAAAGAATATCGAAGTTGTAGAACCTGGAACATCTCTATAACCTGATCCACTAAAAGCAATTCCAATATTATCAGAATCAACAATAAAATTTCCATTTGCATCTTCAATTACTCCAGTAACAGATAAAACTGCTGATCTTTGAGGTTGATAGTTAGTTCCATTGCTTGTTCCATATGCAACTATTATACCATTTCTAGGAAGACCTCTTATGTTAACATCGTAATCTTTACTAGTAGTAAATCCATTTGCTGAAGATATTCCTGTGAAAACTATATTAGTTGAAGATCCAGAATCATCATCAAAACTAAATGATTCATCAAAACCTGGAAATTGAAATAAATTATTAATTAATACAATACCATTTTCAGATTTTATACCAACAGTCGATATTCCAGATTCCTTCAATTCGAAAGAAGTTGTTATACCATTAAACTCCTCAGAAAAATCATCAAATACTGCATTTCCACTATAATCACTCCTAAGAAAAGCTCTACCAGAAAAACTGCTACCACCAGAAATATCTATGAAAGTTAACTCAATATCTTCAACTTTTGATGTTGGATCAATTCCACCTAAATTTTGAAATTCTATTTTTTCTCCAGATATTGCTTTTGTAAATGTTTCAGCAAAACTAAAATTATTTTCGAAGTTTTTAATAGCAAAGAATCTAGTAGATTTCTCTAAACCATCTGGAGGATTTTGTGATGATATTGATATTAAAGATCCAGTTTCTATTCCACTATCAAATAAATTAAAAGAATTATTTTCGTAATTCAAATCTGAAGTAGGTATATCAAACTTCAATCTAATTCCTTCAAATGGAGCATCTGTAAAATAAATAACATCTTTAACAATATTATATTGTCCAGACATTACTTCAGCCATTGTAGTTGAAGGTGTAAAATCTTCCTTTTCTGTTCCCAAATATTGTTCACCTCTCAATATACTTACTCTGCTATCTTCAAAAATAATTCTTGTCACTTTTACTAATTCATTGGATACTCTGAGAGTTGTTCCAATTTTTATATTATCTAAACTATCTAAAGTCAAACTACTTGAAGTAAAATCTAATATACCAACGGTAGCAGCAACAGAAACTGGAGATTGAATTATATTATCAATTGAAATCAAACACTTTGTATTTTGCTTTTCAACTTCTAAAGATTGAAATGTACCAATTCCGACAGAAGTTAAATCTATAACTTGACCTGATTCTGCTAATGAAGGGCTAAAAGCAAGACTTATATTATCAGAATCAATAACTAAAGGATATACTTCATCTGGTAAAAATGTAGTTGATAAAGTATTTCCAGGACTTGATGGAGAAATTCCTATTTTTTCTCCACCTTCCTCAATTCTATATGTTAATTTTTCACCCGTTTTAAAAAAGTGATTTTTAATAGTTATTTTATCTCTATTTAAATCTACAGTTTCTATACTTGACCCATCAAAAATTTTAAAAAAAATTGAATCACCTTTTGACTTTAAATTAAAAGCATTAGTACCAAAACTAGTTGGCACAAAAATTGAATTTGTAGAACCTGATATTGGCATTTTATTTTACAATAATGGATTTGTGGATCTTAATATACTTTTTTGAGATAACTTTACATCAAAAGCCGCATTTTCAAAAGGAATGTAAGAAAGAGTGTAATTATTTGAACCTGGATCAAAAGTTAGATCAAAATCTAAATCATCAAAATTTCCAACAACATTATAAGTAATATTTGCCAAATATTTATTAGTTGGCAAATTTACATTATAATGAACTGCATTTAATTGAGCGAGAGATCTTGTTGTTGTACTCCCAACAGTCTTTTCAACTTCAATTATGAAATTTGAAACTGCGTATTCTTCCCCAACAGTTGCTATACCTATCTGACTACTTCCTGAAAATTGTAATGAATCACCACGTATCAATCCAAAGTCGCTTTGTATTTCATTTGGAGAAGTTTCAGTTTCTACAAGTAAAATTGTGTCAACGTATAAAGTTACACCTAAATTAGGAACTCCATCATATGTAAGAACTAAATCAGTACCACTAGTAGATACTGCAATATCGCCTAAATCTGATTTTCTACTTTCGGCATATACGGAAAATGCAACATTTGTACCGTCATATCTAAATCCAAGTTCTTTAAATTCTTGAATTACACCAGAAGATGAAGAAATTCCTACATAAACTGTTCCAGATTGACACTCAGATAATGAAGATAATATAACTTCCTTTTGAGTTGGGGAACTTTCTGCAGAAAATGATGTAGTAATTGCTAAACTATTTACATTACCATATGGTACAGTTTCTGTAGTTAAATTTAAAGGAACAAAATCTACTATAGTTCTTGCAGACAAAATATTATTAACACTCCTTGGTACAAACTTCAATAAAATTTCATTTTGGTTTTGAGGATTTATTGAAGCAGTAAATGTACCTAAGTCAATATCTTCAAAATATGAATATGCAATTACACTTGTATTATCATCATCTAAATCATTACTTTTTTTAGTTATAAAAACTTCTGCCAATGTAGGAAGTTCAAAATCTGTAAACAATGAAGCTGTAGATTCTATGAAAACAAAATATTTCGCAACAATACCTCCAGTATTAATTGTTGGTAAAGTATCCACAACAATTTCAGCAAATTTTACTTGATTATTGAAATTTGATGCAATATTATCTATTGGCAAAACTCTATTTTCTTCTGAAAGTAGAAAATCTGAAAGTTTTCTCGATTTAAACTTCAATAGTTCTGAGAACTGATTATTATTATCTTCAATATCTAGTTCTAAAACTAGATCAAAGTTATTTTTTGTTGTTATATCTCCAAAAGAATTTATTGATAAATTTACATCAGAAGAAGCAGTGGATTCCACTACAGATGAATTAAATTCGGATTCTATCTGCAAATCACTAAACTTTTTAAATCCAGAAATATGATTTAAATCTGAAACTTGAGAATTCCAATCAGAAAGTTGTAACTTACTCCTCAAAGAATATGAAAAATTTTGATAGTAATCATTATCTGATAAAGTTTGCTCATTTGAAGAGGGTTTACCTTTAGATTCTTTCCATCCAAATATCTCAGAAGCACTATTATCAATATTAAATTTTGAATTGTAATTATCAATCTTAACAACTTCACCTTCAGAAGAACTTAAATTACCTTTTATTTTATTACCAACTTTTATTGATTTTAAATCTTCAATCTTTACAATATTTTTTGTTAAACTATCTTTTTTGTTTGATATAGTCTTTTCGCTATTAATTTCTTCTCCAGCAATAAATGAACTTTGAGTAAGTAAAACATTTGCTTTTGGAAGATCATTTGCATTAATTACAAAAGCTTTATCATATGAAATTACACTTCCAACACTTCTTGGAACTTCATATGTTATTGTTGTTTGATTTTGACTACTAAAATTAGTAACTATTCCTATTACTTTGAATGTATTATAAGAATAATCTGAAGAGTCAAAATTAGTACCAAGATTTTCAACAAATATTTCATCATTAATACTAAATGGTGGTGGATTTGAAGTTGTAAATCCAGATAAAGGAGTTTCAACAGTTAATGTTATTACAAAATTTGATGGTGTATCTTGAACAGAAGATGCACTTAGAATCTTTACTCCATTAGAATTATCAGTAAATACTATTTTATTTCCAAATCTACTTAATCCACTTCCAGGATTTAAAATTGAAATTTGATCAACAGTATTTCCTTTTAGAGTGCAAAATGCACTAAAAGAATCGTCAAGTGAATTCTTACTACTATTGAATAGTTTTACTTTAGGAGGAGTTAGATAATTTTTTCCAGAGAAAGTTAAGTCTATTGATGATACTTCATAGTTGTTTTTTAAATATAAAACTGAATATGAATTTGATTCAGGAACTAAAGTTTTATCTGAAGGACAAACATTAATTGATATTGGACCTATCTCTGATACTCTTCCAATATTTTTTGTTGTAGGAACTAATACAGCAGATTTTCCATCACCTTCTATACTTTTTATAGATGGAATTTTTTTATAATCAACTCCTTTAGAAGTTAATTTTATTTTAGAAATAGGACCTAAAACATCAGACTTTTTAACTGTATATGACAATTTATTAGAATCTGATGAATTGTAATTATCTTCCTCTGGAGAAGATGGTAAGTTTATTGTAAAAGTTTGATTTGTATTAGTTACTATTCCACTAGTAACATTATAAAGACTTTCTAGAATATTGATTCTATTATTGTTAGTAACAGTTTTATCATCAAAAACTTTTTTAGTATCAGATTCAAAATTGTAATAAAGAGTAGATAAAGTTGTATCTGTAACATTTAAAGTTAAAGAACCAACTCCAACTACAACTTCTACTCCAGAAGTTCCAGTTCCAATATATTCATTCTTATATTCACTATCTGTATATAATTTAAATTCAGCGTTTGAACCACTTAAGAATGTATCGGTTGAAGTATCAAATACAACTTTTTGATTTCTATAAACATTTATTTCAGGATTATTTTGTCCGTCAATTTGAAGTTTTGCATCTGATTGATTGTAAGTTGTAGTATAAGTTGTAGTTAATCCAGATATTACTTTTAAACTTACTTCATCTCCAACATCTAATCCGTGAGAAGATGCTGTAGAAACAACTGTTTCATTAAATATTGCTTGACCTGAAATTACAGTTCTGTTTGTATTTAATTTGTGAAGTCTTCCTGTTCCTTTATCAGTATAATATAATAAACCACTTAAATCGTTTTGAATAGTTGTCAATCCAATTACACTGTTTCCAAAATCTACAATATACAATTCTGAAAAACTAGATAAGGATTGATCACTTTGAACATCTGAAAATGCTGAATTGTTAGAATATGATACTGACTCTCCAGACTTAAATTCATTATTAGGCATCCATATTCCTGCTGTCCTAATATATTTCGTTTGAGAAACTCCAGCTCCAAGTGGTTCTAGATTAACAGTATTTCCAGCACCTGCAGAAGTATCTGATCCTAATGAAACAAGATCAGAATTGAAATAATATGATACATCTTTTTCTGGAAGATCTAGAGATTTACTTTCATTAAAACTAAATTTATTCTGTTTTAACTCAACTAAAGAACCAATAGAAGATGATGGAGAAGAAGATTCTCTTAAAATATTAACTCTATTGTTTAAATAGTCAAAACCAATAACAGTAGCAGTTTCATCGGAAATTTTTATTTCTGAATCTATATCAAAAATTTTTATAGAATCTTTAATTTTAATTGAAGTTACAATTCCAGTATTAGATTCAGAATCTAAATTTTCATCTAGACTTGTTTTAAATTCATTTACATTTATTTGCTTAACTCCATTCAATGATTTAAAATTAGAATCAGTAATTCCTGAAATTTTTATAAAGAAATCATCCTTGAAATTGTGTGCAGTTGTAGCAATTCCTGTAATTATATTATTATTTGAAACAAATGTTATATTTTGAACTGTTTTTGTATTAGAATTTATTGTTGTAATTCCAACTCCAGAAAGTTCAGTAATCTCTGCTGATGCTCCAAATCCACCTGTACCATCATTGTCAAATGTCAGTTTACTACCTATAGAATATCCTTCACCAGAATCTATTACTTCGACATTATCAATATCACCAGATAAAGTTTTTAGTACAATTGCTTCTTCTTTTTTTGGATTTGGTCTGTAATCAAAATAATCGTAGTAGTTTAATTGATCTTTAACATAATATGGTAAAGTATATTTGATTATATCTAATTTGTTAAAGTCTAAATTTTGACTAAAATTAAATTCAAAGTTTTCTTGTAATGGTTTGAATTTATATGTATCTCCTATGAAGAATGGAAAAGATGAAGTTGCAAAATATGCATAAACTCCATTTGGATATTCTGGTGTAATGCAATATCTTCCATTATGCTTATCTAAAGATCCTATATTTTCTACGAATTTAAAATCTTCTATAACATCTGTAATTCTTTGTATTTTTGATTTTTTATAACTACTGGTCATTTCAATTATATTACCAGTTCCATCATTGTTCTCAAATGCAAAAGGTCCATAAATTGGACATCCATCGTAAGCCCATCCAATTATAGGAGAATGTAATTTCGAATCATTTGCACCTAGAAGATTCTTTAGAGTATTGGTTAGTTTATATACTCCATATATGTTATTTTCTGGTCTATAGACATCATTAACTATAATCCCTCTGTTTAGTATTGAAGTTTTATACCTATCAACTTCATTTAATGTATAATCCTTAATTTCACCTATTGCACTAAATCCTGATCCTATATTTTTTATTCTAATTGTGGTATTTGAATCATATCCAATACCTTTGTTTACAATTTTTACACTTGTAATTTTACCATTTACAATTCCTGGGCTTAGTTTTGCTCCACTACCACTACCAATAACTTCTAAATCTAATGAGTTAAAATAGTTTTCACCTTGACTTAGAATTATAACATTAGTTATCCTACCATTTTCAATAACTGGTTGTAAGAAAGCACCTTTTCCATCATTTACTTTAATTTGTGGATTGACATTAAAATTTAAAAATGTACGAGCAGATGTGTTATAATCAGTTTTAGAAGATTCAATTAATACTTCATTAATTGATCCTCTTACTACTGGAGTTAATACTGCAGGAGTTCCTATTTCAGATATACCAGATACAGTTAATGAACCTATAATATTTACTTTTATTGGAGAATACTCAAATAGATGAACTGTATCGTTGTCAGGTAAATTAAAATCTACAATACTTTCTAAATCTTTTGTAGATGATAATTTGAAACTATTATTATCAATTTTAATTATATAATAAAATTCTGATGTTGAAAGATTAGTTAAACCACTACCATTAGAGAATGAATATGAAATTTCATCTCCGGATAAAAATCCGTGATTTTTTATATTGATAATATTGTCAAATTTGTTAATATCATCTGCTTTAGCTACAATTTTTTTATATCTTAATGTGGGATTAATATCAGTCAAGTTGACTGAATCTATTACTTTTACTTTTTTTACTGAAGTAAACTTCTGAAGTCCAGTTCCAAGAGTTCTAAGTCTAATCAAGTTTGTTTCATCTATAGCATCTTTTACCGTTGGAGCTAGTCTAAAAGAAGTTCCAGCGCCAATAGAAGAAACATAGTATACAGATTTATCTAATAGTGTACCGTCACTAGACTCAGTTCCAATACCAATTTTAGTGCCTGAAAGAGAATCATATATTACACCATCTCCAACAATCAATCTATGAGGTTCTGTAAATATAAACTTTTCTTCAGTGTCTAAAGTTGCAACTACATCAGAGTTTCCTGCATTAAATTCAAGTTCTCTTGAAATTAGTTTCATTCTAACTTCAGTCTTAACTTCTTCATTGCTTCCATTACTTATAGTAACAATTGGTGTTTCAACATAATCATAACCAGGATCATCTACAAATATACTTTCAACCTTTCCTTCTAATTGTGGAATAATTGATGATACAGTATCAACTTCCGAACCAATTCCAATTTTAAAAGTAGGAGGATTCAATAAATCATATCCAGAACCAGAATTTAAAACTAATATATTTTCTAAAGTGCCAAAATAAATTTTATCTAAAGATTTATAATTTTGAATTTCTACTCCATTAACTAAAACTCCAATTGATCCTGGTTTTGTAGTTTCTTCAGTTCTAGTATAGTCAATATCTTTTGGTATCTTTTTAAATGATTTTGAAGAAGTTAATTGCTTTCCAGATAATGATTTAGATGTCAAAGTGCATTCAATATCAACCTCAGGGATTACAAAATCTTCTTTTAATACATTAAGTAAACTTCTAGATAATTTTAAACTAGATACATTTATTCTTTTTATATAATAATCAACATTATTAGATAGTACAGTAGAAACTCCAACTATATTAGATACTCTTACTATATCTCCATTTTGAAAAATATGCTCAGATCTATTATTAGAGTCACTTATTATACTTAAAAGACCATTTTCATTTTCAACAGTAAATTTATATTCTTTTTTGTATGGTTTTATATCATTATCTGGAAATCCATTAGACTCTAAGTAATAATTATCCGTGTCTTCATATGAATTCTGAACATTGACTGCAAATTTTTTATCAACTTCGGGATAAAGTGAAGATTTTGATCTAAAAGGAATTCTTCTTATTTTTATTTCATTGTTTATAAATTCAGAAAGTCCTGATGAATTATTAATTATAAAAGATCTAGAAGTATTAACATTACTAACTTTAGCATTAGCAATTTTAATATTTCTAGATGAGTTGAATATTTCAACATCATCATCATTTTTTAAATAATGTGGAAACTTTGTTTTCACAAAACCATTAATGTTAATACCTTCTTCAAATTCTCCTAAATCTTCTTCAGCAGGGAAAACCTTTCCTGCTGAAATTACTGATGGTACATTATAATTTAAAGAATCTGTAAAAATACTATTTCTAGTAGATCCTAAACCTTTAATATTAATTTGATCACCCTCATTAATTAATACTAAGTCACTAGAATCAATATTTGAAATTGTATTGACTATTCTTAATTTTACAATGGAATTTATATCACCATCTTCATATGAGAATACAAAGTTATCAGAATATATTTCTGTAGAATTTGATATAGAATTTACTATTCCCGAACAATTTAAAAACTCTGTAGAAGTTTTATCTGTATATGTTATTTCGGAACTACCAATAACTAACTTACCACTACGATCAAATCCAATTGTAGATACTACCGGAATAGTGCTACTGTTTTCAGAAACATCAGAAACTACATATGTTTTTGCTGTAGTTTTAAATTCTCCAAAAATAGATCCTCTTGGACTTAAATTATTAGAAAATCCTGAGAATATGCTAACTTTATAAAAAATATTTTCTCTAACATTGAAAGAACTTATGGCATAAATTGATCCACTAGCTTCTAAAATAGTACCTGAATCATTTTCACTTTGGAACAGAGTCTGACCACTTATCTTTAAAGGATCTCCTTCAACTAAATCACAAATAAAGTTTTCAACTACAATCCATTTGTCATCTGAAGGTGTGAATAAAAAGTCTTTTGGTTTAATTACTTCTACTTTTTCACCAAAAAGAACTTTAAATAAAATTTCAAAAGATTCATCAGTACCTTTAGATCTATAAAAGTCTTTAGATTTGCTGATGAAGTTAGGAATATCAATTCTAGAATCAAAATTTAGGTCTTCGAATCCAGGAATAAACTGAGATTTAGTCTTTTTAAAAAATTCAATTAAGAATAAATTACTTAAATTCTCTACAGAGTCTCCACTAGTGTGGAAATCTGATTCTGATTGTGAGAATACAAGGAATTCAGGATCATTTTCTTTGGAAACAGATTGAATCCCACTAAATCCTCTCACACAACCAGTAAAAGAATTTGTAGTAATTCCAGTATAAGTTATAATTTCATTATTAATCTTTAAAAGACCATAAGTTTTTGGCCAACCTGTAGTGGATTCTACAGTAATAGTCTCAGAAAATGGATCAATATCTGAAGATAATGTTGTTTTTGTAATTAAATTGCTTGAATCGAATGAATCAGCATTTTTGTAATCAATTAAGTTCTCAGCAAGATCTACAACTCCGCCTTGAAACTCTTGTGATATGTAATATTGCTTTAAAAATTCTTCAAAATTTGGATTATCTGTGAAAATAAATTCTGGAATTTGATTTTCGACAACATCACTAATTTTAATTACTTTTTTATCTTGATTCATTTTAAATTCTTATTTTTGAGTCTGAAAAATAACTTGATTCTGGAGTAAATCTACTTCCTGAAACATTTTCTCCTGATGAAATTATGTCCTTTACAGGACTGATTACACTTCTTCCAATATCTAGTTTCAAATAAATTGATTTTTTAGCAATTACATCATTTGAATGTGGAATTGCATCAATTTCAATTATATTATTCGGTAAAACAGTTGAAGATACATTTATATTATCTATATTAATTTCTCCGGTGGTATAATTTATAGTTCCAACATTTTGAACTTTAATAGAAACTTCATCTTGATTCAAAGAAAATAAAAATAAAGTTCCTTTAGACAAATCAGAGTCTGGTTGATCACCGATATAAACTGTTTCAGTAATACCGTTAACCTTGAATCCTGTTGAACGAATATTATTTTTCTTATTTAAAACATTGAATCTATTTTCAAAGCAAATTACATATTTTGTTGGAGAATTAAGAGTTACTGGGATATTGCGACGAATTCTTACCTTTGTAATATTAGAAGTAATCGCTTCATTTGTTGCGTCAATGATACGAATCGCTTTACTATACTTAAATCTTCCTCCAAACTTGTTTAAATCTGAAGAATTTGCAAATTTTGTTAAAGAATTTGTAACTTTTGCCTTCAAATCTGATGGAGATGAAATTAAACTTGAATTGTAGTAGAATGTACTTATTAACTCTACGTATAATACATTTACATCAACAAATTCTACCGCTAATCCAGAAACAGAATAATTCTTTAGTGACTGACGAATCAAATCTTGAGAGAATACACTCAAAGAATCTGAATTTTTAGGCTTTATAGCAAGAAAAGTAGTGCCAAACTTTGGCGGATCCAGATCTTCTCCCCCAAAAGCAGTGACAGATTCTACATTTGGGAAAATTGAGGGTATAATTGCCTCATAATCTGCTGCAGTTACCGCTCTATACTGCGTTGAATAGAGTCTTGGTGCATAATAACGTACTGATTCGATACTTTGTATCTCATCTCCATTTGATGCTGGTTCATTTGTAATGACAAGTCCGGTTCCTCCGCTAATATTTGCGGAATTATTGTCTAAAATGTTACCAGAGAACGTAAAATCTAATGCTCCATTGCCAGATCTTCCATTTGTGACAATATAAGTCACGGTAATTTCATTATTATTGCTCAATTTCTTACCTAAAATACCATCTCCAAAGAAAATTTCATATTTTTCATCAGAAACTTCTTGAACTAAGAAGATTTTAGAGTCAGAATCAATGTTTATGATGTTGTCAATCTGAGTATACTCCTCTTCAGTAGTATCTGTAGAAGTATTTTTAACTTTAACTCTAATTGTAGAAGTATCAATGAAAGGATTTTGTAAAATATACTTTTGATTTGGTTGAGAATCATCTACTGTGAACTTTTTCGTGATCAAAGTTCCTTCAAAGATATCAATATCTGAAAAATCTGCTCTGTTATTTACAACTCCAACCTGAATATCCTCAGGAACTGAGAAAATAAAACTTGTATTATTAAAATTTCCTGTACAAAGAATCCCTGCTTTGATAGTTGCTGTTAAAGAACTGTCTGGAATATCAAATACAGAGAAAGATACACTCGCTCTAGCTGCCCTACGAGACAGTGGAACGTACCCAATATTACGTGCAAGTGATACTACATTCTCACGAACTGTAGCAGAGTCTAAGAACGCCTCATTCGCCACCATATTGGTGTTGTAGGCTGTCAAATAAGTATTATAAGCTAGAATATCAATTAGTATTGAAAAGTTGGATCCTTCAAAATCAAAGTCTGTGAAGTTTGAATTTGATCTTAAGTAGTCCTTAATTGATTCCCGAATTTGATCAAAGTCTAAATTCGTTAGTTGTGTGAATGCCATTAGTATCGGGTTGGTTGTAATACAAAGTTAATTGTTTGTGTAGGAGCACCTAATCCAACAATATCGTAAGATATAGAAATATTTAATGTATTTCTATCTGGTAAAGGATCAACTTCAACTTCCCTTAATATTACTCTAGGTTCAAAGTTATTAATTACGTTTTTAATTTCAATCTCTAGTGGATCAAGTAAATTATCTGTCGCAAGTTCAAATAGGGATCCTTCAACATTTGAACCTAGAAGAGAATTGAAGAACCTTTCTCCTACCTGAGTTCTAATTAAATTGAATACTGATTTCTTTATTGCATCTTCATTTCTTAAAGATGTAATATCATTTGTTACAGGATTTCTTAAAAAAGATAGACTGATATCTTTAAATCCTATTGATACTGCATTGAGAGGCACTTTGTCTTTCTCAAAAATTATATATGTATTTATTTGAGTTTTATTGAAAGAAATTCGACGTTCGCTTATTGAAAGAAACGCGATATGATTACCTTAAAATAATTCCAAGCATAAAAAAAGAAGTCTCTTTCGAGACTTCATATGATCTGAGAAAATTCAGTCGAAGTATTCCTCAAGATATAATGACGCTACCGACATTTTAATAAGGGCAGAAGATGCCATCACAGTGATTAAGAGCGTCGTTAAGTTAACGCTATTCAGTTTTCTGAGAGTATTTGACATTTAAACTACGTAAAAGACACAGACTCTCAAATCAGAAATAGTTGTAAAGAATTATCTACCTTGACCCCTATAACGTTTTCGCTTTCCATTCCGAGATGATGCAGAGAGTTTCGTATATTGCGAGCTCCCCTGTCTCGTTTTTTTCGGACGACTTTCGATAGTCTCCTTTCCATTTTTCCCTGGACGCAGTGCCATAATTAATCTCCTTCGGTACTTGTGTATTCTACCATAATTTCCTCAGGAAGGGGAACCCCTGTTGCATAAAATTCTTCAGTTAATTGATCAAGAACTTCAAACATTGATTCTTCAGAAAGACCGTGGTAGATCTTTCTCCCCTGACAGTATATATTGATTTTTTCTGTTTTCATTTGCTCAAAATTTTATCCAACTAATATTTATTTTTCTAACGCCTAAATTCTCTCAAACCTTAGGATTGAATCTTTTTCATCCGTTATATCATTTGGCATAGGAAGAGTAACTGATAGACATGAATACTTTTCATCCGGCGTCTCCCAGAAATACTCATCAGTATCACCAAGTCTTCCCCAACCAATGTCATTCTCAACCTGATAATATTCAGTCGAAACTTTGAAGTCAGGATCTTTTGGATTTTCTGGAGTTAAACTAAGATCAAAGATTCTACACCTATTGTTTGGATACAATGCAAACTGACCATTTTTTAAATTAATTACATTAAATGACTTATGTTCAGATGGCGATTCACTTGTAGAACAATCAATTACATCTGGATTTGCATGATAATTATCCAATGTGCAAACATAATAACCATTCATATTTCCAAAATGACGAGTTTTAATTTGCCAATCCATTGAAGCAGTGAATTGTTTACAAATTGTAGTAACTCCATAATCCATACAATTCCAGAACTGTAGGTTTGGTAGATCTAGATCTGGAGTAGGAGTTTCAGGTCTAGACACAAATGCACTGATAGGAAGTTTATCAAACATTGCACCGTATTCTGGTAAATAGGTCTCAAAGTAAAAGGCACGTCCAGGAATCGATTTAACCGAAACCCAGACACCTTCTACAAATTCACCGTGACCATCTTTGAGATCTCTTAGATATTCTTTTCTAACCCAAACTTTTTCTGAGGGTAAATTTACTAGTAGATGACTCATAAAAAATAATAATCAAATGACTCGGGTTTTTTCGTGACCAACTCTGACCTGTGGATGACACCAGATCTCAAATCCAGCCTTCTTAGCATCGAGACAGAACGAAACGTCCTCTCCACACATATCCTGAACCTCTCCAGAGTCGAAGACTTGCATCTGTGGG